AGGTAGTGAAGATAATAGAGTTAGAAAACTTGATTACTCAATTCAATTATCAAAATTGTTTTATGAAAGATTTATTAATGGAGAAGATATTACTTTATTTTCACCACACGAAGTGCCTGAACTTTACAAAGCTTGGGGTACGGAAGAATTTGATGAATTATATAAAGCAGCTGAAAGAAAAACAAGTGTAAAGAAAAAGAAAGTAAATGCTCAAGAATTATTTTTTGACATACTAAAAGAAAGAGCAGAAACAGGTCGTATCTATATTATGAATATAGATCATTGTAATACACACTCTAGTTTCAAAGATAGAGTTTATATGTCAAATCTTTGCCAAGAGATTACTTTACCAACTGATCCTATAGATCACATTGATGGTGAAGGTGAGATAGCATTATGTATTCTATCAGCAATTAATGTAGGTAAGATTAATAGAAGATATGAATTAGAACCTTTATGTGATTTAGCAGTAAGAGCTTTAGAAGAAATCATAGATCATCAAAACTATCCTATTAAAGCTGCTGAAGTATCTACAAAGGCAAGAAGAAGTTTAGGTATTGGTTATATTGGCCTTGCACACTATCTTGCTAAAAAAGGTTACAAGTATGATCAGAAACTTGCGTGGAGACAAGTTGATAAACTTACAGAAGCATTTCAATATTATTTACTTAAAACAAGTAATCAATTAGCAAAAGAAAAAGGTAAATGTGAATATTTTGATAAAACAAAGTATGCAGATGGTATTTTACCTATTGATACTTACAAAAAAGATGTAGATGAACTAGTAAATAGAGAATTGACTTTTGATTGGGAATGGCTAAGAAAAGAAATAAAAGAACACGGTTTAAGACACAGTACACTTTCTGCTCAAATGCCAAGTGAATCTTCGTCTGTAGTTTCAAATGCAACTAATGGTATTGAACCGCCAAGAGATTATCTAAGTATAAAAAAATCTAAGAAAGGTCCTTTAAAACAAGTTGTACCTGAATATAATAAATTAAAAAATAATTATACATTACTTTGGGATATGAAAGGGAACGAAGGATATATAAATATCGTTGCAGTAATGCAAAAGTATTTTGACCAAGCAATATCAGGTAATTGGTCATATAATCCTGAAAATTATGAAGACAATCAGGTGCCTGTATCAGTTATGGCACAAGATTTATTGACTACTTACAAATACGGGTGGAAGACTTCTTATTATCAAAACACATATGATGGTAAATCTGACATAGATCAACCAGCACATCCTGTGGGATTCCACGACAATGTGCCAGAGGAAGACAAACAACAACCACAAGAGGACGAGGCTTGCGAGTCTTGTACAATTTAAATGGAAAATAGTATATTAATTCATAAACATTTAATTATTCGTGCTGAGTGTACTAACCCACCTAAAGATGTTGATGCTTTAAAAACTTGGATGGAAGAGTTTATAAAGTTTATTAATATGAAAGTAATGTTAGGACCTTATGTTGCTTACTGTGATAAACCAGGTAATAGAGGTATAACTGCTATTTCAGTTATAGAAACAAGTCATATTGCTATGCACGTTTGGGATGAACCTAATCCTGCATTAATGCAATTAGACATATATAGTTGTTCAGAATTTAATCCATATCTTATTGCAGATAAATTAAAAAAAGATTTTGCTATAAGTAAGTTAGATTATAAGTTTTTAAATAGAGAAACAGGACTTAAACCAATAATATTAAACAAACAATACGTAGTATAATGAAAAGTGTATTTAATAAAGATAAAGGATTAGACTCAACAAAACAGTTAATGTTTTTTGGTCCTGATTTAGCAGTACAAAGATATGATAATATGAAGTATCCTATCTTTGATAAACTAAATCAACAACAGTTAGGTTTCTTTTGGAGACCTGAAGAAGTATCTTTACAAAAAGACAGAAATGATTATGCCGAGTTACGACCTGAACAAAAGTTTATTTTTACTTCTAATTTAAAATATCAAACTATGTTAGATAGTGTGCAAGGTAGAGGCCCTTGTCTTGCGTTTTTACCTTTTTGTAGTTTACCTGAATTAGAAGGTTGTATTGTAACTTGGGACTTTATTGAAACAATACACAGTAGAAGTTATACTTACATCATTAAAAACCTATATCCAGATCCAAGTGAAGTTTTTGATACAATTATACAAGATGAAAAAATAGAAAGACGTGCTAAGTCTGTAACGCAAACTTATGATGATTTAATTGCAATGGGTTATCAATGGACACTTACACCAGATAAAGTTGACTTGTATGAATTAAAGAAAAAAATGTATAAGGCTATGGTAACTGTAAACATACTTGAAGGTTTAAGATTTTATGTATCATTTGCTTGTTCGTTTGCGTTTGGTGAATTAAAGTTATTAGAAGGTTCAGCAAAGATTATATCTTTTATTGCTAGAGACGAAAGTCAACACTTGGCGATGTCACAAAGAATTATTAATAACTGGAGAGATTATGAAAAAGATAAAGATATGCTTAAGATCATAAAAGAATGTGAAGATGAAGTTTATAAAATGTATGATGAAGCAGTTGGTGAAGAAAAAAGATGGGCGACATATTTGTTTAGTAAAGGTTCTATGATAGGTCTATCTGAAAAATTATTACATCAATTTGTAGAGTATATGGCAAATAGAAGAATGAAAGCAATAGGATTAAAAACAGTATATGAACAGAAGTCAAATCCTTTACCTTGGGTCGATCATTGGTTAAATAGTAAAGGACTTCAAAATGCACCACAAGAAACAGAAATAGAGTCATATGTAATTGGCGGTGTTAAACAAGACGTTAAAAAAGATCAATTTAAGAAATTTAAACTATAATGTTAGAAAAAGCTAAAAAACATTGTCCTCAATGTCAGACTAAATATACCATACAATGGGATTTAGAAGAGCAAGATTTAGAACCTCTTACTTGTCCATTTTGTGGTTATGAGGTAGACCTAGAGGATTATGAAGAAGACACAGATACAAAAACAGCCTACGATCAGGCTGATGACGATAGTTGGAATTGATTATAGTTTAAGTAGTCCAGCCGTATGTATATGTACGGGTGAATTTAAGTTTGAAAATTGTAAGATATATTATTTAACAAATGTGAAAAAGTATGAAGGTGATTATTTAAAAGGACAACTTAATGGCAGACTACATCTACCCTATACCTCCGAGACACAGCGACACGATCAGATTTCCGATTGGGCGTGTTCTCTTATTAACAATATTACTGATAATATTTTTATAGAAGGTTATAGTTTTGGTAGTAAAGGACTTGTATTTAATTTAGCAGAAAATATGGGAACACTAAAACATAAATTATATAAAAGTAATAAACACTTTGAACAGATTGTTCCAGGACAAATTAAAAAGATTGCAACAGGTAAAGGCAATGCAGATAAACTAAAAATGTATGAACAATTTAAAATTGATACAGGTTTAGATTTAGTAAAAGAGTTTGAACAAACTAAACTTAATAATCCTGTTACTGATATTATAGACGCTTATTATGTTGCAAAAGCTGGTTATGAAAATTTTATACGCCAAAAATAAACCTAAAGAATTAGAACATTTTAAATTACAATTATTTAATTTAAATGAATTGATATTAATACCACCTGAAAATTGGTTAAAAAAAAGAATGAATAGTTTTAATTATGATCAAAGTTTTAGTAATAACGGTATACTTTATCCAATTATGGTATCAACACACGAACCTGAATGGGTATATGAAAGATTTAAAAGAAAAAACTTACCACACATAGATGAAAACAATAAAGTTAAACCTGGTCTTTATGTACAAACAGGTAACAAAAGAGTGTTATGGGCAAGAGAAAATGGCTATGATCAGATAGAAGGATACCTTGTACATAATAAACAAGATAAAGTAAAGATAAGATCAATAACACATATAGGACACGATAAGATACCAAAATGATAAGAACTGTTACAATAGGCACTTCTAATGCAATTAGCAGAGTTAAATCTGTTTTAAAAAACAATTATCATATTAATATGGTATATGGTGAAGATTTTTTTAGTAAAAATTTATTATCTATTAAAGACCTTTATGAAATACAAAATGCTGATGTTGCATTTTTGTTTGGCACTTGGGGTAGCACTTTTGTTAAGAGAAAATGGCATCCTCAAAATAATTTAAGAAGACAAGCTTGGTTAGAAAACATTAATACGTTTTTTACAAATGTTTTAGACTCATATGATAAAAAATATATTGTATTTGAAACAGGTTCATTGTGTAGAATAAGATCAGCCATAACAGGTACAACTCATTGGAAAGACGAAACACCTTATTACTATAGAATGGGGTTAAATCACTGGACTTACGGTAGAGGTAAGTTTTGTAAACCTAAAGAAGATAGATTAGAAAAATTTATTACAGAAAATCCTAAAGTAAAAAAACATCTTAGTAATCAATTTTATAATCATCAATGGAAAAATAATAATGATGGATTTATAGTAATATGCCCAGGTTTAGAAAATGATCCTACTTCAACAAAACCAGCTGAACAATTTGTACAAGATAGTTATAATGAAATAAGAAAATATACAGATAGACCTATAAAAGTTAAACCACATCCTAAATCAAGTATTGATTATTCTAATTATGAAAAAATACCTGATACAACAACTTTTAAAAATCTTTCAGGTAAAATGTATTGTGCTGTATTAGATAATAGTACATCTATATTTGAACTAACATTTTTAGGCATACCTTGTTTTACAAGTAGTGCTAACTTCGGATATAAACTAGGTAATAGTGATCTATCTAAAATAAACGATATTAATTATAATACACCTGAACAAATGAAAGAATGGTATAATGAAATGGCACATACAGAATTTACTTTAGATGAAATAGGAAATGATAAAATATTAAAAAAAATAGAGGAGTTAATAGATGGATAAGTTACCAAGTCATTTAGGTGGTCATAAAGGAAGAACGCATACAGATAAAGGAATAATAGAGTTTGCAAAAGAATTAGGTTGTCAATCTATGTTAGATATAGGTTGTGGACCAGGAGGACAAGTATATCTTGCTGAAGAATTAGGTTTAAAAGTATTAGGTGTAGATGGCGACTTTACTTTAAAAAGAGATAAACCTGAACTTTTTAAATTACACGATTTTACAAAGGGTAAATTACAATTAGAAGAACAATTTGATTTTGCTTGGTGTTGTGAATTTGTAGAACACGTAGAAAAACAATATGAAGATAATTGGATGTCTTTAATGACAAAGGCAAAATATGCTTTTATTACATATTCTGAACCTGGCAAACCAGGCCATCATCACGTTAATTGTGAAGAATTGCCTTATTGGATAGAATTATTTAATAAGTATGGATTTAAATTAAGAGAAGACCTTACAAATATTTCTAAAACTAAATCTACTATGCAACGAGATTTTTGGAAAGAAAGAGGATTAGTATTTGAAAATGTTGAACTTACCAAATAAAACTTTATTTGAAAAAGAAGGATATAATCCACACTTATTGATTGATAAATTTATAAGTGATGAAGATTATAAAACATTATTAGAACAATATCCTAAAGATAGTTTATTTAAAGATGAAAAACCTGAAACAAGAAAACACGGACAAAGGCCTCACGTAAGAAGGTTTATGTGTGTTACAACTCAAAAAGAAAGTCCTTATTTTGATAATTTTATAGTTGGCGTAAATAAATTACCTTTTGTATGGCAAACATTGATTAGTCAATTAAAAGGAAAAGAATATAAACAATGGATTTGTGAGTTGTTAAAAATAAAAGATTTTAAATTAAGGTTTGATTTTCATAAAACACAAAGTGGTTTAGATGTATCACCTCACGTAGATAGTGTAGGCAAATATGCGTCTCATTTATTCTACTTTATGCCTGAACAATGGAAAGAAGAATATGGTGGTTTAACAATATTTTATAAAGGTAAAAAAATAAAAGAAATGAATCCTGAACCAACAGACTTTGAAGAAAGTATATCTTATCCTGTTGTAGGTAATAAATCTTTATTATTTAAAAATGTGCCTGAAGGTTGGCACGGTGTAACTGAAGTTAAAAGTGTAGATGTACACAGACAGTTATTCAACGTAATTATATTAAAATGAAAGAAGTAATTAAAAACATAGATGGTAAAAAGATTGATTATGAAATAGAATACGAAGAAGTTGCAGGTATTAAATTTCATAATGTAGGTAGAGTTATAGGTAAAAGAATAAAATCATTTTACACAAAAGAACCTAAAACATTGGAGTGGATCAATTCGTTTGAACCAAATAGTACGTTTGTTGATATAGGTGCAAACATAGGTGTATATTCTTTGTATGCAGCTAAAAGAGGTCATAGAGTTATTGCATTTGAACCACAAGCATTAAACTTTGCTGAATTATATACAAACATTTATTTAAATAAAATTTCAGATAAGATAGTAGGATATAATATTGCATTAGATAATAGAAACTCAATAGAGTATTTAAGTCTATTGTCTATGGTGCCTGGTCAATCTCATAATGATTATGCTATAGATAAAGAAAATCAAATTAAACAAGGTTGTGTAGCATTTGAATTAGACTATCTTGTAAAAGAAAATATAGTAACACAACCAGATCATATTAAGATTGACGTAGATGGATTAGAATTAAATGTAATACAAGGTGCTATCAATACAATAAACAAGTGTAAATCAGTTTTAGTAGAGTTAACAGATAATAAAGTTTTAACACCTATTACTCAACTAGGTTTTAAAGTAGATGAGACTATGACGTATCAATTAAGTAAAACAGAAACAAATTATATTTTGAGAAGATAATATGTGTGCAATTCACGGTATATTAGATAAAAGAACTTTTAGAATAGAGCAGATGATAGAAGCTGCTAAACATAGAGGACCTGATGGCCAAGGTAAATGGTTTGATGATGATATTACTTTAGGGCACAATTTACTATCTATTGTAGATAAAGAAACTAATTCACAACAACCTTGGTTATATGAAGACTTAATTTTGGTTTATAATGGTGAAATTTATAATTATAAAGATTTACAAAAAGATTTAAATTATCAATTTCAAACTAATACTGATACCGAAGTATTAGCAGTAGGACTAAAACTACAAGGTACTGACTTTATAAAAAAACTTGATGGTATGTTTGCGTTTGCTTGTTATAACAAAACAACAAAAGAACTAATACTAGCAAGAGATAGTAATGGAACAAAACCTGTGTATTATGGATACAATCAAAAAGATAATAATATATTTTGTTTTTCTTCTGAAATAAAAAGTTTATTAGAAATTGGATTTGAAAGAAAAATATGTAAAGAAGCATTTAAACATTATTATAAACAAGGATATAATTCAGGATATTTAACTTTGTTTGAAGGCATTAAAAAACTTGTACCAGGAGAAGTGCTAACTATTAATATTAAAACAAATCAAAGATCAAGTTTTAATTTAAATAATAAAACAATATCATTGATAAAAGGAAATACTAATGAATTAGCTGAAGAATTGAGAAGTAAAATAAATCAAGCAGTTAAAATGACTTTAATGGGACGAAGAAAGTTAGGTTTATTTTTAAGTGGAGGTATGGACAGTACATCTATTTTATATGAAATGATACAATTAGGTATTGAACCAAATACATATACATCCAATTTTGCTACAACACTTCCTGGTAGTAGATTAAATGAAGATTCTGAAGTTGCAAAACAATATTGTGATGAATTAAAAATATCTAATTACAGACTTCATCAAAATGAACAAGATTTTGTTGAGGCAATGGATAATACATTTTATGCTTTAGAAGAACCACGACAAGGTAAAAGTTTTCCTACATATTATAATACAAACAAGTTTATTGCAAATAGTGGAGTAGTAGTAACATTAAGTGGTGATGGTGGTGATGAATTATTAGTAGGTTATAAACACCATAGTAAAGGTGATTGGAGAAATAAAATATATTCTTTATGTATGAATCATCGAGGACTACAAAATAAAGAATTACAAATATCGTTAGACGAACAGATGGATTATTTAAATAATTGGTTGCCTAAACAACAATTACAAGGTGATAAAATAAATGATATGATGTATATAGAATGTTTAAATGCTTTATGTGATGATTTTTTAATAAGAAATGATAAATTAGGTATGCACTTTAGTATGGAGGCTAGATTTCCATTAATGTGTAACTTTTTGAGAGATTTTATTAGAAGTATTCCATCAAATATTAAAGCAAATATTTTTTATAAATCTAATAATAAACTTGTTGTTGCTCAAAAGTTTTTATTTAAACAAGCATATAAAAATAAACTACCTGATTATATTATTAATAAAAAAAAATCAGGTTGGAGATTTCCAACAGACGAGATATTAGTAGGAGATACATCCACTCCTGGAAAAAACGATAGTGTGTTAAGAAGTTACATTATAGAAACTTTAAAAGATAAAGATGTAAGAGATATATTTGAATTAGATGATAATATTATAAAATCATTTATGGACAATGAAAACTTTACACCTTTACCTGGTTCTAAACACGCACCAGGATTATTAAAACAAAAAGAACTTTTTACTATATTAAACTTTGCAGTATGGAAAAAAGTATTTAAAATGAGTATATAAATAAATTAAGGAGAATATTATGAAATATCCATTAGCCTGTGATACTTGGGATCAAAGAGAAATAGACGCAATACAAGAAGTTATAAAAGGTGGCCGTTATACAATGGGACCTAAAGTAAAGCAATTTGAAAAAGAATTTTGTGATTACTTTAATTGCCAAGACGCAGTAATGGTTAATAGTGGTTCTACTGCTAATTTACTCATACTTGCATTATTAAAAGAGAAATATAAACTAGGTGGTGACATTATCGTGCCTGCTGTTAGTTGGTCTACAACATACTTTCCAGTATATCAATATGGATTTAAATTAAACTTTGTAGATATAGACAAAGACACTTTAAATATTGATCCTAAAAAAGTAGAAGAAGCAATTACAAAAGATACGTGTGCTATCTTTGCAGTAAATCTTTTAGGTAATTCGTGTGATTATGAAAAGTTAAATGCCATTGCAGAAAAACATAATTTAATGTTAATAGAAGATAATTGCGAAAGTCTAGGTGCAATTAATACTGATAGTGATATGTACACAGGCACAATAGGACATTTAGGTAGTTTTTCATTTTTCTTTAGTCATCATTTACAAACAATGGAAGGTGGTATGATTGCTTGTCAAAATGGTGCAGACGCAGATTATTTAAGATCATTAAGAGCACACGGTTGGTGTAGAGATTTACCTGACAATAATAGTATTTACAAAAAAACAGGAGACGCATTTAAAGATAGTTTTACATTTGTTACACCAGGTTATAGTGTTAGACCTTTAGAAATGAGTGGTGCAATAGGAAGTGTACAACTACAAAAGTGGCCTGATATGAAACGAAAAAGAGTTGATAATGCAATTTATTTTCAAAATAAGTTTAAAGATTTATTAGGTATAAGAATACAAAAAGAAATAGGTTCATCAAGTTGGTTTGGGTTTTCAATTATATTAGAAGATCATTTAGAAGGCAAAAGAGATTTATTAGTAGAGAAGTTTAAAGAAAATAAAATAGAGTGTAGACCTATTGTTGCAGGCAACTTTATGAAAAATCCTGTTATAGATTATTTAACCTTTATAGACAATAAAGATTATCAAAACTCTAATTATATACACGATAATGGTTTGTTTATAGGTAATGATGTAAGAGATTTAAAAGAAAACATAGATTTAGTCTATGATATAATTAAGGAGTTAAAATGAAGACAGCATTAATCACAGGCATAACTGGACAAGATGGTGCTTATCTAGCAAAGAACTTATTAGAAAAAGGTTATAAAGTTTATGGCGGTCAACGTAGAACTACTACAAACAAATACTGGCGATTAGATGAACTAGGTATTACAGATGATGTAGAGTTTGTTGAATTAGATGTTATAGATCAATCTAATATTAGACGAGCAATAGAAGATACTAAACCAGATGAAGTTTACAATTTGGCTGCTCAATCTTTTGTATGGCTATCTTTTAAACAACCTGAACTTGCTACATTGATAGATGGTGTAGGCGTGTTGAGAATATTAGAAAGTATAAGACAAGTAAATCCAGAAATTAAGTTTTATCAAGCGTCAACAAGTGAAATGTACGGTAGTGCTAAACCTCTTCAAAATGAACAAACAAAGTTTTGGCCTAGAAGTCCATACGGTGTTGCAAAACTATTTGGTCATCATATTACAATAAATTATAGAGAGTCTTATAATATGTTTGCAAGTAATGGTATATTATTTAACCACGAAAGTCCATTACGAGGCACAGATTTTGTAACTAGAAAGATTACAAAAGGTCTTGCATTATGGAAGAAAGAACAAAGACCTGTTGTATTAGGAAACTATGACGCAAAAAGAGATTGGGGACACGCTGAAGATTATGTTGAAGGTATGAGACTAATGTTAAGTCATAACAAACCAGATGACTTTGTTTTAGCAACTGGTGTAATTCATACTGTAAAAGAATTTTTAGAAATGTGTTTAGATTATTTAAATATACAATACTATTGGAAAGACAATCAAGTATTTGAAAAGTCAACAGATACTCTAATTGTTAAGTCAGATGTTGCTAACTTTAGACCTGCTGAGGTAGATCATTTACAAGGTGATTCATCTAAAGCAAGAAAAGAACTTAATTGGCAACCTAAACATAATGTACAATCATTAATGATAGATATGTTAGAACACGATTTAAAAAGATATTATAAATGACAGACATATTTGTAACCACATTTAATAAAAAGTTATTGAAATCTTATGCTCATAAGTTAATAGATTCTTATAACAAAACTAAACAAAAATTGCCATTGTATGTTTTTGTAGAAGATGATATAAAGGGTTATGAAGATACAAATAAAATTAAGTATTTAAATATATTTGAACAAGATGAAGGAGAAGAACTTAAAAAATTTATAATTAGAAATAAAGGTCGTGTTGTAAAAGACTTTTTTAGAGACGCAATCAGATTTAGTTACAAAGTATTTGCTCAAAATGCAGGAAGAAAATATGGTGATAGGATATTTTATATAGATTCAGATAGTGTTTTTATAAAACAAATACCTGATGATTGGTATAACAAAGCATTGCCTAAAGATAAATTTTTAGCATTTTATGATAGACCAGCACAATATACTGAAACAGGATTTTTAGCATTTGATAATACAAAAGAGATAAGTCCTTTTTTCTTTGAAAGATATTTAAGTTATTATATAAAAGATACAGTATATGATTTAAACGCATTTACTGATTGCCATACACTTGATGGTAGTAGAACATTTTTAAAAATAGATAAAAGATATAGTGAAAATAAACTAGGTGATGGTAGGTCTGGTCATATTATGGCAAGATGTAAATTAATAAATCCATATATAGACCATAGAAAAGGAAATAGAAAATTACAGGATAATAGTCCTGAATGGGAACAGAATAGGAGATAAATGATAAACGTTTTTATAGGTTATGATAGTAAAGAAAAAGTAGCATTTAGTACATTATCATACAGTATATTAAAGAACTCAACTAAACCTGTAGCAATTACACCAATATACTTACCCAATATTAAAGATGATTTTGTAAGAGATAGAGGTCAATTGTCATCTACAGAATTTTCATTTAGTAGATTTATTGTACCACACCTTATGAACTATCAAGGTTGGGCGTTGTTTATGGATTGTGATATGTTAATGGAAGCAGATATTAATGAACTATGGCGATTAAGAGACGACAGATATGCCGTACAAGTTTGTAAACACGATTACACACCAAAGAGTAAAGTTAAGTTTTTAAATCAAGTACAAACAGTTTATCCTAAAAAGAACTGGTCTAGTTTTATGTTAATGAATTGTAAGAAGTGTACACAATTAACTCCTAACTATGTCAATCGAGCAAGTGGTTTAGAACTACATCAATTCAAATGGTTAGAAAGTGAAGACTTGATAGGTGATTTACCTTTAGAGTGGAATTGGTTAGCAGGTGAATATGAATATAAAGATGATATAAAAAATGTACACTTTACAGAAGGTGGACCTTGGTTTGCAGAATATAAAGATTGTGATTATTCTACAAACTGGTTTAAATATTATTCAGAATGTTTTAAAATAAGATTACAATGATACAAGGATTTGAGACAAGAGAACAAACAGACATTCCTATTCGAGCATTTGTAAAAAGTGCTAATGGTGTTCTTCATAAAAAAGTTAAAACAGTAGATCAATATGAAAAAACAGAATGGCCTACTTTTAAAAACTTTGATAAACCTATAGCTGTCTTTGGAATATTAAGAGGCACAGCAAACTTAATAAAACAATGTATGATTATACCACAAGTATTTTATTATTTTGATCACGCTTATTTGTTTGGTAATAGACATCAACCTTCTAAAATAACTGGAGATGTAACTTATAGAATTACGAGAAATGATTACTCATTAACATACATTGATAAATTAAACAAAGAAGATTATGAAAGAATAGAAAAATATAAACCACATATACAAATTAAAGAATGGAAAAAAGAAGGTAAATATATTTTAGTTATTGATCCATCTGATTATGCAAAGACATATTTTGGAAAAACTACTTGGTTAGAAGATACAATAGAAGAACTAAAACGATATACAAAAAGAGATATTTTGATAAGAAAAAAAGATGGTAAACACAAACAAACATTAGAACAACAGTTACAAGAAGCATTTGCTTGTGTAACTTTTCAATCAACAGCTTGTATTAAAGCTGTTTTGAATGGTGTGCCTAGTTTTTGTGATGGCATTTCTTGTGGAGTACCAGTATCGAGTATGGACTTATCTCAAATAGAAAATCCAATATATTCAAATAAAAGAGAAGATTGGATTAATAGTTTATTGGCAAATCAATTTACTATATCAGAAATGCAAAATGGCATAGCCTGGAAAAAACTTGGAGTAAAATAAAATGAAAAAGAAAATATTAGTAATGGGATTACCTGGATCAGGTAAAAGTTATCTAGCAGACAAATTAACACCGTTGATAAACGCAGTATGGTTAAATGCAGATAGAGTAAGAGAAGAAGCAAACGATTGGGATTTCACACCTGAGGGTAGAGAACGACAAGCCAATCGAATGAAAACACTAGCACAAAAAGCAATAGATGAGGGTAAGAATGTTATTGCTGACTTTGTTTGTCCAACACCAAAAACAAGAGAAGATTTTAATGCTGATTATATAGTATGGGTTGATACAATTAAAGAAGGACGATTTGAAGATACAAATAGAATGTTTATAAAACCTAGTGAATACGATTTTAGAGTACCTACTCAAAATGCTGAACTATGGGCAAT